AAGACCTGGCACATATAAAGCTTTCCTTGAAAATGTGGGGCACTTCAAAAGCTTGAGAACTTATAAGATGGATAGTATTAAAGCTGCCGAGAAATTCAAGGACAAGTCAATCGATATGGTTTTCATTGACGCAGACCATTCTTATGAAGCAGTCAAAGCTGATATTGAAGCTTGGCTGCCGAAAACTAAAAAGCTAATTTGTGGGCATGATTATAATTTAAAACAATGGCCTGAAGTTGTAAGAGCGGTGAATGAGAAGTTCAATAAGATAGGTAGAGTTTACAATATTTGGTTTTATTATATTAAATAGAAAAACGTGATGGCGGAAAAAATTATCATAGAGTTGTCAGAAAGGGACGCAGAACTTTTCAAGTGGTTTAGACAATACCAAGGTATTTGGGAAGAGGCAAGAGGACTTAGTCCTGGTAGTTTGGTTCTACATTTTGACAAAGATAACAAGCTTAAAAAAAGGGAGTTTCATTATTATGACGTAGGAACTATTGACAAGCCTTCTGGGGATAAGATATAGTAAAGTAATAATTGAATAAATATTTTTATTTGCCCTACCTCACAACAGGCGGGCAATCATAGAACCTGATCTCGGATTGGGAGTTATGATTGTCCGCTTTTTTTATGATAAAGGAAGTAAAAAAAGAACCTATTCAAACAGGGGAGAACAGGAATAAAGAAGGAAAGTTTATTAAAGGGAAATCTGGAAATCCCAATGGAAGGCCAAAAGGAACTTTGTCTTTAGTATCTTTATTGAAAGAAGAGCTTCAGAGAATTACGCCAGAGAGTGCAAACAAAAAAGAGAAGGAGACCTATGCATTGGCACTGATAAGAAAGACGATAAAGATAGCATTGATAAGTGAGGACACTCAGATGATAAAAGATATATTTAATAGGGTTGACGGAATGCCTAAACAGAATTTGGAATTGGGATTAGATGATATAATAGGCGAAGTAAAATTAACCTTAGTTAAAAATGAGAACAGCAAACCTGCAAATAACGACAGTGTCCCAAAAAAACCTGGAGCAGTACCAGAAAAAAGAAAAGAGAATCCTGATAAACGAGGGGGGGACGGGAAGCTCAAAGACAGTGTCCCTGGCGCAACTGATGGCAATGATAATGCTGAAAGAAAAGGGGAAGCAGATAACGATAGCAAGAAAGTTCCTGCCAGCCCTGAAGGCAACAGCGATGAAGGACTTCCTGAACGTGCTGAAGGGACTGGGAGCGTATAAAGAGGATTACCATAATAAATCAGATCACACTTATAAATGGCCAAGGACAGGAACGAATATTGATTTCATTTCTGTTGATATGCCGACTAAAGTAAGGAGTAGAAGAAGAGATTATTTGTGGCTTAATGAAGCAAACGAATTTACACTTGAAGACTGGAGACAATTATCAATGAGAACTTCCGGGCAGATATTTCTTGATTACAACCCGAGCCACCAGTTTCACTGGATATATGACGAGCTTGAGCCGAGAAAAGACTGCTTGATTATCAGGAGCAGTTATAAAGACAACCCGTTCCTTTCAAGAGAGATAGTCAAGGAGATTGAGGGATACAAGGGAGCGGATAAGAACTATTGGAGGATTTATGGGCTGGGATTAAGAGGAGTTGCCCAAACATTGATATTCACTCATTGGCAGTATTGCGATGAGTTGCCGAAGAACTTTGACAGGATGGGACATGGAATTGACTTTGCCTTTAACAAGCCGACAGCCATAACAAAGGTTGTCGAGAAAGACAATAATTATTATTGGGACGAGATACTTTATCAAAGCCACCTGAAAGACCCAGAGCTTATTGAGAAGATGAAGGAAGCCGGGATAGGCGAATACGATGAGATGTATCCTGATCCCGAGGATCCTAAAACGATAGACGAATTAAGGACAGCAGGGTTTAATATGCTGGAAAGCGACAATAGCGTGCTACCGGGAATTAAGTTCATCAAAAGCAAGAAGTTGTATATTACAAAGAGGTCGGTCAACCTTATAAAAGAATTAAGGAGCTATTCTTGGAAAACCAAGAATGAAAAGATATTAGATGAACCGGTCAAGGAGAATGACCACTTAATCGATGCAGGCAGGTATGCTCAATACACGATGGGCAAATCAGGAGGAGTAGGGTTAGAGTGGCTATAATTTTATTAAAATATGAGAAGGAAAATAATCGCTGTAAGTGGATACTTTATATGGCTTCACGCTGGACACATTGAATATTTTAGAGAAGCAAATAAGCTTGGCAGGGTTATAGTGATACTGAATAATGATGCTCAACAAGTTTTAAAATATGGTAGGGTAATAGTTCCTCTGAGAGAAAGGGCGCGAATAATTAAAAGTATAAGATATGTAGGCAAGGTTGTCAGGAGCATAGACAGAGACAGGAGTGTCTGTAAAACCCTTGAAAGGGTAAGGCCGGACATGTTCGCCAACGGAGGAGATAGGACTAATGAGAATGTTCCCGAGATGGAAACCTGCGAACGGTTTGGAATACAATTGGTGTTCGGACTGGGGAGGAAAATCCAATCCTCTTCAAAATTACTGGAAAAAATAAATGACAACAGGTGAAACTACAATACAAATAATAAAGGCAGTGGCACTATGGGTTTGTGCCATATTGCTTTGGGAAATATTAAAAGCAGTAAGTTAAACACTAAGCAGTATGAAGTGAAGCTAAACATATTCAAAAAAGTAAAGGACTACCTGGGATCTAAAACCAAATCCTTTTGGACTACCGGTTTTAGGTCTTTTTTCTTTAGCGAGAATGCCTTCCAGCCAGCAAACAAAGATTACCTGGACTCCTATGATAGCTGTCATCTGGTTTTCTCTTGCACCAAGAAGATAGGTGAGAAAGTAGCAAGCGTGGAAAAACAGCTCTATCAGATTAAGGGCAGTCTTGGAAAGGAAGTTATTACAGAAGTGAAAGACCACGAAATACTTGACCTTCTGGCCAAGCCAAATAAGTTTATGACTGGGTTTGAGCTCTTTAAGGGTATTTCAATTGATTTAGATTTGATGGGGAACTCCTATATTTATAAAGCAAAGGGTGAGAAGGGAGAGAAAGAGAAAGGAAAGACCCTGGAGCTGTGGCCGTTGAGGCCGGACTGGGTAAAAATAATTCCAGATGATAAGAAGATAATCGGTGGATATGAGTACAGGGTTCCAGGAGGAGAAATGAAGAAATACGAATTTGAGGAGGTTATTCATATCAAGGAAGTTAATCCTAAGAGTGCTTTCTACGGACTTCCTACGGTCAAGCCGGCACTCGAGATAATTAAAAGTTTGGTCTATGCCACAAGGTGGAACATGAACTTCTTTTATAATTCGGCAAGGCCTGACTTTCTTCTCTTTTCCGAGTTCAAAATGAAGAAGGAGGATAAAGAAGAACTTAAAGAGATGTGGCAATCACAATTTGGAGGACTTGAAAAGTCGCATAGATTTGGCATTCTTCACGGCAAGGAAACAAGGATAGAGAAACTTACCCAGACCATGAAGGACATGGACTTTGATAAATTGACAAAGTCCTCAACCGACCAGATACTGGCAGCATTTGGAGTTCCTAAATCAATTATAGGGATGATGGGGATGAATAGAGCTGAGGCCGAGGCGCAGATTTACACCTTCCTTAGCGAGACGGTGGAGCCGAGATACAAGATGATAAACGAGAAGCTAAACGAGTTTCTGGTATCGGAGTTTAGCGAGACCGAGAACTTATACTTGGATTATGTTGATCCAACTCCCGAGAATAGGGAAGCCATCACAAAGGAATATGAGATGGCTCTGAAGAATAACTGGATGGTAATAAACGAAGTAAGAGACAAAGAAGGACTTCCTCCTTTGGATGGTGGCTGGGACTTCTATCTGCCAGTGGCTATGATACCTGCTGGCGGGGTTCCCGAGGGTGATAGGACTAAGATGTTCAGGGTTAAGGGAATAGATGCCCGGACTTATTACGCAGACAGAAAGCGGAAAGAGGAAGAAGAACTCAGAAGGCGAGTGATGGCCGGAAAGAAGAAACTCAAGACAGTTATAAAATTGAAGAATGATCTGGCAAAGATGTTTGCAGGCCGGTTAAGGATAATAAAGGAATTGAGTTTCACTGCGGAGAAGAAGCAAGAGTTATGGAATGAACACAGTAAGCTCCTTACTGGGGACGAGAAAATCTTTAAGACAATGGTTGTGAAGTTGTTTGAGAGCCAACGGAAAAGAGTGATCGCAGCGTTGAAGGAAGAGTTTGGAAAAGCTGTGGGAGGTTCAATTGACTGGACTAAAGAAAAGAATCTTTTTATCAAGGTTTCCGCTCCTTTCTTTACAAGTATAGTTGAGAGCAGAGGCAAGAGGGCTGCTGCGCTTGTGGGGAGCACTTTTGAAATGACTACTGAAGTTAGGAAGTTTATCAAAGACAAGACGATACTTTTTGCTGACCAGGTCAATGAGACCACAAGAAAGAAACTCAAGAAGACACTATCAGAAGGAGTGGCAGAAGGTGAGGGAATAGATGAAATTACCACAAGAGTCAATAAGGTATTTGATACAAGAACAAAATATGAGTCCGAGAGAATAGCAAGGACAGAGGTTTTGGGATCGTCTAATGGCGCGGAGCTTGAGGCATATAGACAATCTGAAGTTGTCGAGAAGAAGGAGTGGTCAGCGACAATGGATGATAGGGTCAGGCCAGAACACGCTGCGATAAATGGCGAAATAGTAGATTTAAATAAATCCTTTTCAAACGGGCTAATGTTTCCCAGCGAGCCGAACTGCCGGTGTGCGATATTGCCTGTTGTTGAATAAATAAATAATAAATAATTTTAATACTAAGAAAAACAATGATAAAGCTTTATACACCAGCAGAGATAAAATCAACAAGTAAAGAAGGCGACGATGAGATTTATGAGGTTTTAGTTTCTTCTGGGAAGGTTGACCGTCTTGGAGACACCATAAATCCAAAAGGATGGTATCTCACCAATTATAATAAGAATCCAGTTATATTATGGGCTCATCAGTCCGGAGGAATGTTTGGGGCAGCAATTCCGCCAGTGGGACAGGCCACTAAAACTTGGGTCAAAGATGAGGAGGAATTGTGGCAGAAACAGATATTTGCTCCGACTCCATTGGCACAGGAATTAAAGACCCTTGTGGATGGAAGGTTTTTAAGAGCCCAAAGCGTTGGTTTCTTGCCATTGGTTGAGGATGGAGAAAAAGGAAATATAGAGATTGAGGGAAGAATGTATAGAAGAATATTTAAGGAGGAATTAAAATCTTATGTTGAAAAAGGATT